ATCCATGACTTCAGACTACGGGCCGGGCACGCAGAAGGTGTGTGCGCTCAGCACGCCACCGCTGTCAAAGGCTGGATGGTTCTCGGACGTGAGCACCAAGGACTCGGGGTGGAAGCTCGTCCACGTGTCGGGACTCGACTCTGAGCGTGTCAGCCAGGCGTACATCGAGGAGATCCGGGACAAGTGGGGTGAGGAGAGCCCGCAGTACCAGGCGTACGTGCTCGGGCAGATCCCGGACGCGGCGAGCGAGACGGTGGTGCAGAGCCGCTGGTTCGATGCGGCGCAGGTGCTGGGGGCCAAGAAGGACAAGAAGGGCGCGGTCATCACGTGCGACGTGGCGCGGGCCGGCGAGGATCTCTGCACGTTCGGGGTCATCGAGGAAGCCAAGTTCAACATCGTGTGCTTCGAGGATGGGCGACCCGGGTGGCTGGCGCAGTCGGACCTGATGACCGTGGTGGTACGCTGCGGGCTCGCAGTGAAGCAGCATCAGGCTAGGGCTCTGGTGCTGGATGACGGGGGCCTCGGAGGCGGCGTCACGGACAGGCTACGCCAGATGCAGGCGGAGGGTGCGTTCCCGGCGTGGTGCTCTATCCTGCCCGTGAACTTCGGGGCCAAGGCGAGGCGTGCTGACCGGTTCCATTCGCGGAAGGACGAGCTGTGGTGGACGACCCGGGAGTCCTTGCGGGAGGGTGTGCTTGCGCTGCCCACCGACGACGAGATCCGGGCGTGGCAGGCCCCCCGGGGCTCGGACTTCAAGAGTCAGCTCCTCAGTCCGCTGTACGAGTTCGACTCGCTGGAGCGCGTGGTGGTGCTGGACAAGCGGGTGAGCGGGCGGGAGAAGACGAAGAGCCTGCCCACGAAGAGCCCGGACTTGGCGCACGCTTTGGTCCTCGGGGTGGAGGCGTACCTGAGACAATCGGACGAGCAGGAAGAGCTGCCTCCGCCGAAGGACCAGCAGGAGGCGCTGTGGAGACAGCTTCAGCACACGGTGAATCAGGTGAAGCGGCCGCCGAAGACGGACCCGTTCAGGCGCAGGGGTTGACTGTGGACTAGGGCTCTGGATACGGGCTATCATGGACTTGTGAGTCCAGAGGGGGCGGCATGAAGGACGACGCGCGAGCGGCTGCCGAGCTGGAGGCGCTGCGGGCCGAGTTCGCGGCGTACCGGACCGAGGCCGAGGCGAAGATCGCGGAACTGGAGCGCGAGAACAAGCACCTGAACGAGTGCTTGGACGACTCGCATCCCGAGCCACCCCTGCTGGTTGTTCCCGCCAAGAAGCCGCGCAAGCCGCGCCCGACCAAGGGGAAGTAACCAAAGTGCCATGTTGGCTCTGCAAGCTACTGTTCCTGCACCACCCGACTAGCCACTCACCTACACATTGGCGGCACTGCGATCGTTGTGGCTGCGATCCGTGTGGGCGCGAGCATCCTGACAACCACTGGTACAAGCGAGTGCCGGCAAAGAAGGGACGAACGTACACGCGACCAACATTTCATGCGGTGGAGGACTGATGGCCTTCGGACGCCCCGATCCCAAGGACGCAGTGATCGCCGCACAGCAGGCCGCGCTGGCCTCGAAGGACAATGAGATCGCGTACCTACGCCACAAGCTGGACACCCGGGATCAGGAGTACCTCGCGCTCGTGGACCGGTCGGCCTTCCGCGCCGTGCATCAGCCGGTGGCCGAGGATGGGCCCCCGGTGCCGGTGAAGCCGGACGCCATCTCCATGCGCGGCAGCGTGTACAAGCCCTCGTTCACGATGGATGACATCAAGTCCAAGTTTCCCCCGGGTGAGGAGTCGTGAACCAAGTTACAACGAGGCGGGTGTCCTCGCGGGGGCGTGGTTTTGGCAACGCAAGCCCGGTGAACGGTCGGCAGGCGGATCTCCAGTTGCGCTCATGGAAGAAGGGCGAGCAGGCGGGAGCTGTGGCAAGGGCGTGCGAAACTCCGGAGTTCTACGCCGAGCACGGCTGTCCACACGGAAGGGGTGACGCGGCGTGAAGGCTCAGACCCTCCTGCCCCCCGGAAAGATGGACGAGAACGAACTCGTCCGCTTCGTCAAGGACCACGCATACCGCTCCTCGCCCCTGTGGGCGGACGATCACTCCCGCTGGCGGAAGGCTGAACTCTACGACCAGGGGGACCAGTGGCTCCGCCGCGCGTCCACCACCCGGGACTCGCGGTACCCCTCGCAGTGGATCCGCATGGAGTGGGACACGAACGATCCCACGTCCATTCCACTCCCCGTGTACAACGAGGGGGGCAGCATCCGGGAGAACGAAAGCGCGCGCCTGGGCCGACCTGAGTACAAGCCGAGGGTGCGTCCGCGCTCCGAGAACCCGGGGCTCACCGAAAAGGAGGGCGCGAAGGGCGCAGAGCACGCGCTCAAGTACCGGCTCAAGGTCATGCCCGACGACGTGGTGCAGGACCGCATCACGTACAACATGCCGGTGTACGGCGGGGCGTGGCTCTTGTCCTACTGGGATCAGGACTGGCTCGAGACCGTCCGGGTGCCCGCGCCGGCTATGGCGTGCCCACGGCACCCGAGCTTCATGCCGTCCATGGAGGAACAGCCACAGGGTCCAGTGCCCACGAACGGCCAGCAGGGCATTGAAGCGTTCGTGGAGCAGACGACGGTGCAGCAGAACGGCGGGCTCCCGGTGACCTCGATGGAGACCGGGGTCGAGCCAGTGCAGTCCTGCCCGTTCGTGGCCCGTGAAGCCGACTTGAAGGAGAAGGTCTGTCCCTCCTGTGAGGACCACCCGGACCTCATGCCGTACCGTCCGAGCATGGACGAGGCGCAGGGGGCGCTGGGGATGGACTGGCCCAAGGGCGACTGGAAGATCGTGGTGCCCTGGCCGTACGAAATCTATGCCCGGGACGCCGGGGTGGGTGTGGACCCGTCGGACGTGGACGAGTTCGTGTACGTGCACAAGGAGACCTTGGACTGGGTGGCCGCCCGCTATCCAGACAAGGTGCGGGACGACAAGGGGCAGCTCCGCATCCGCTCAGAGAGCCCGGCGGCGCTCATGGCCGAGGATCCCACGTTCGGAGCCCCCGACGTGTTCAAGGACGCGCACAACACTGGGGCGTTCAAAAACCATGTGATCGTCTACGACTACTTCAGGAAGCCGTGGCTGGAGTGGAACGATGATCACAAGCAGTACGTCAAGAACCAGGGCCGGTGCGTCACGGTCGTGCAGAACACCGTATGCTTGGATGACGTGCTCATGGTCGAGAGCCTGAACGAGCCGGGGCGCAGGGTACAGAAAGCGCGGCTCGAGTACATCTGGTGGGAACTCCGCGAGGGTGGGCGTCGGGCCACGTCGGGTCAGTCCCTGTGGGACCGGATGTTCGATGCTCAGGACGGCATCAACGAGCGCGAGGCGCAGGTGCGCTCTGTCAACCAGAGGGGCGCAGTCCCGTGGTACCTCCAGGCCCGGGGACGCAACTTCGAGACTCGAGCGGCGGACTCCGCCGTGCCCTTCCGCCGGGTCATGGTGGACATCGAGCCGAACGACAAGCAGCCGCCGCTCACGCTCATGCAGAACACCACGATCAACCCCGGGGTCTACCAGGAGATCGGGGACGCCCGTGAGTACCTGAGCCGGGTGTCCGGGCAGGTGGAGGTGGAGCGCGGCCAAGTGCCCCCCGGCGTCTCGGCGGCCACGGCCATCGCGTACCTGAAGACGGAGAGCGGGGAGAAGCGGCGGCCGAGGATCAAGCGCATCAAGGAGGCGTTGGTTCGTGCCTGGGACCACGGCCTCCAACTCATGGCGGCGTTCTACATCGAGGACCGCCCCTACGAGTTCGAGGACGAGTACGGTGAGGAGCGCTGGGCATTCATCCACGGCAAGGTCATCGCCGAGGCCAACCCGCAGGTGGACATCTACCCGACCCCGGACTACGACCAAGCGGACGCGGAGCGCGAGGCCATCCGGGACATGGTGCAACTCGGCATCTTGGACCCCAACAAGACGTCGCAGGTCAACCGGAAGATCGTGAAGACCCTCCAGCCCAGCCTCGAGTTCTTCGTGGACGACGATCTCCAGGAAGAGCAGGCGCAGCGGGAGTGGCGGGACTTCAAGGAGCGCCGGAGGATCCCGGTCATCGACCCGTCCCTGGACGACCACCCGACGCACTACGAGGAGCATGGGCGCTCGTGCTTCCAGCCGAGCTTCCGGCAGAAGGAGGACGCAGCGAACTGGGACGGGGCGCTCAACGTGCTCGGGGCTGACTGGGACCGGATGGCGGTCATGGTCGGGCTCCAGCGTCCCCCGGGCACGAGCTTGCAGACACTGCTGTACACGGTGTGGAAGCAGGAGCTGGAGAAGGCTCAGTTCCAGAGCCAGGACCAGGACGCGCTCGAGTTCTGTCTGCACTGGCGTGCGCACCGGGAGGCGCACAAGCTGGAGATGCTGTTGCCGCAGATCAGGCAGCAGCAGGCGCAGGCTCCAGCAACAGGGTCAAGCCCAACGCCCCAGAACGAGGAGCCGCAACCCGGGGCTGAGATGGGCGGCCCGCCTCCACCGGGGCCGATGTGAGCCATGCCGGCCACCACGACCACGAACTTCCCGGGTATCCTGACCCCGACGTTCTCGAGGAGCAAGCGCATGCCCTACGGTGAGAAGTTCACGCACGCACTCCAGGGGATTGCCCACGGCTGGAATCCGAAGAAGGGAAGCCTCCGGCACATCAGCCAGGGCAAGGCGCGCGAGATGCTGCGGGAGAGCACGCGCAAGGCCAAGAAGAAGCATGAGGGCCAGATGAGGGCTCTCAGGGAGGCTTGAGATGGCGGAGACACCGGCTCAGACATCGGCTCGGCTCAACCGAGAACAGGGGGGGCGCAGGCCGAGTACCATCAGCGGCTCTCGAGCCGGCGAGTCCTTCGCGTCGGACGAGGACAAGGAGAAGGGCAAGGCCAGGGACAAGTGGCTCCAGGCCAAGGGTTGGAGCGGTCTTGGAGCCGCAGCGCGCCGTCCCGCCGACTGGGAGAGCCAGTTCGAGAAGCACTGGAAGAAGCTGCAAGCGACCCGGGCGGGACAGGCGAAGGCGCTCGCGCCGAAGCCCACGCCGTCGCCCACACCGGAGTGACGCTATACTGAATGGGGAGAGCAAGAACATGCCGCGATTGACCGATTACTACCAGAACACGCAGAGGAAGCCCCGGCGGAGCGCCCCAGCGTCGGGTGGTCTCGGAGGCAGCAGCCTCGGAGGCGTGAAGATGACCGAGACCACGATGATGCCGAAGCGCAAGCAGGCGAAGCGCCGGGGCCAGATGAAGGCGCTCGGTGGCGCGTCGGCCTTCTGAGACGCCCCCGAAGTACAGCGCACTGAGCGAGACGGCCCCGCCGTCTCCCGCGCGCAGCCCGCTTGTGCCTTCCGGTGTGCAGTCGAGGCAGCGGAAGAAGTGGCGCGCCGACAACGCGAAGTGGCGGGGTCAGATGCGTGCGCTGTCGAAGCTGTCGCCGCCTCCTGAGGTCACTCCTCTGGAGTAGCGCTCGCCGCATCGTAGCCCGGGTCCGTTAGCCCCCACGTCCTCGTGCGATTGCCGGTGCGCTCCATGACCGTGAAGCCCCGGTGCTCCACGAGCCCGCGCTGCACCAGCTCGCAGCGCCGTGTCCTGAGCCCGGAGGGTGACGCTGGCGGCGCGGATGCCGGGTAGCGCAGGGCGATCTGCTCATCCGAGAGCGTTCCCCAGGCGGCCAAGAGCCACAGGAGCGCGCGCTGCACTGCGGTGATCCTCTCGCGCGAGATGGACTCCGCAGCCTCGTGCGAGGTCTCCGGGTCCGTGTGGCGGGCTACGGCTCGGTCGCCCAGCCCGAAGATGTCCAGGGATGACTGATCGTCGCTTCGCTCACTCATGGCTCGGCTCCTCGCTGGCGCGGCGCGCATCGAAGGCGTTGAAGAAGTACATGGCGGAGACCGTCCCTCCAGCAGCGTCGAAAAGCTGCCACGCCCAGGCTCGCCACCACTCGTCCCGCTCCTCTACGGCAGATTTCGGAACGTCATAGCCATGCTCTAGTTGGCGAACCCGTTGCTCCCTCTCCGTGAGCTTCTGCTTCAGGGCGTCGCGCTCGGCCTCGGCCTCATCTGCCCGCTGGCCCGCAAGGCCCTGGTATCTGTGCAGCCGGCTCAACTCCGCCTTCAGTCTCTCGACCTCCTCGTCCTGCGCCGCGAGGGCGGATTCTAGGACTGCCACTCGTTCACGTGCCAGGGTCATTTGAGCGATAGCTTGCACTTTCGTGTACCGCTGCCCCGCGTCGTCCCGTTGGGTGGTCATCGGATTCTCTCCAAGGGAATGCTGTGGGTCGTCGGCAGAATTGTCCGGTTCATCCTCTGCGAGATCGCGCCGGAGTGCTACCACC